AAGTGCACTATCACCTGATGCTCCCAATGATCCCGCGGCATTTGTGGTGTTTAATGAGGAGGGTGTCATCAAAGCGTCATAGGCTTTAGGCCCCATTGTTACTGCCGCACTTCCCGCAAGTCCAGTCATTTGACCGGCAGAAGCTGAATTGGCATTATCATTAGCTATTTTTAGATTGGCTCGTTCTGCCTGCATTTGATTGGCTAAAGCCGTTGAACTATTCTGAGCAGACATAGCCTGCCCTAGGCCCGCTCTACCGTTACTTAATAAACTCATTAGACAGCTCCTGAGGCAGCACCTAAGCCACCACTCATGACAGTATTTTTCATATCCTGATCAGTTTGTATGGTTGTATTATTAGCATTAGCGGCACCCGCTGATTCTGCAATACCAAACTGTGTGCCTTGTTGTTGCCGCTGTTCATCATTCATAGCTTGCCCATAACGTGAAAGGTCTCTGTTTTGCTGGTTTTTCTCACTATTAAAGACATTAGAATTATCAGCTGAAGCTTGCGCTAATGCTTGCGGTAATAACGTTGTTTGTAAACCACCGTTACCATTCACTTCATTAATTAAGTTAGCTTCTTGGGGTTGAAAACGTGTTTGATAATCGGCCCATTGCTCATTAACTAAATCGGCATTCTTTTGTGATGCCACCATATCAACGGATGAAGGTACTGAATTTGAACTACTGCCACCCATAATCTATTAACTCCCGTATTTATTAATGCCAGCGGCCGCCGCCATACCCAAACCTGTACCATAAGTACCGTTAATGGCTTGCTGTCTATCAAACACATTACTGGCATTGGTATTTTGCCCTTGCACTGATTGACTAGCGACATCGGTTAAGCCACCAATGGCTCCGGCAGATTGCCCTTGCCCCATAGCCACAATACCTTCCTGACCTTTTAGCATGCGATCAGTAACACCCATATCCGCGTTAGAGGCTGCATTAGATTCAGCGCTGGCCATATCAACATAATTTCCGCGTTGTAAACGACCGCCCGTCATAGAGTCACCGACTGATTGCGTTTGAGGACCTTGTGATTGTTTTAAAGTGTTCGCCGCCATGCCAGACACATCATTATGATTGGCTTGGTTGTTCATATTGCTAACCGTATCCATCCATTGATTTTCAAGAGGAACGTATTTAGCTTGGTAATAATCGTATTTTTGATTGGCAACATTTGCTAAAGCTTGTTGCTGAGGATTATCTTGTTGATAAGTGGTTGTAGTTCCTCCACCGCCCCCATAAAACTTGGGTGGGGATAATAACCATATCCAGAATTTGAATAACCGCATGTAGATTCCTTCTGTCATCACGACAGTAGTGGGTAGATCAATAGACGGGTAACGTGTACTCCGTCATTGTGCGCCATTGCTTTTGCTTGGCTAGTTTCCTAAAGCCTTCACGGGGCGAATTAAAGATAATAGCCTTGGCATGAACACTTTTAGCCATCGCACAAATATCATCGTAATACTCAGAGAGGCCGTCATTTGCGGTACTGTAGCACAACCAAACAAATAACTCTTTTGATAAGTTATACCCATTTTCACGCGGTTGAACAATGATAAAACCGTCTTCGCAGGTATAGCAAAAAGCCCGTCCCATCATGCACTGCGCGTAAACATCTTCAGAGCGCCAATCCATGTGTAAATCGGTTCTAATACTTTCTATATGCGGCTTAATCCTATCCCAGGCTAAACGTATATCAACTAAATTGAAGCGCCCTATCATAGCGACTCTATTGCTGTTTCAAAGGCCGCTTTCGCCGCTTTAATTTCTACTATTGAAGGCGCCGCAGTAATTGTCACTTTAGCCGCCTGAGCCAATGCTCTAATGCTATCAATCCATGTGCTCATGGTTGTCACATCAGTTGTCCTCATAACATTTAGTTGCTTATAAATAGGATATTTAGCTGTAATTTTTTGACCCGCTAACTCATTAATAAGCGCTATGTATTCAGATTGCTGTTCGGTTATGGGTTTTGTAATAACAAATGGCATATTAAACAGCCTCGATAGTCGTTTCAAAATCAAGATAAGGCCAGGCAGTTACGGTGATGTTATACGTGCCTACTATTGTGGTTGAGAATGTATCTAAACCATTGATAGTACCTGTTATAGTGTCTTTTGTTATTACATTAACAGCAGTAAAAGTACCATCTGGAGCATTGGTTATGGTAATTATATCAATACCATCAGCAGTCAAAGTAGTCTTTGAAAGTTTAGTTTCTTGAATAGGTCTGGGTATTACTGAACCATTTAAAACATAATGGGTAGTATCTAATACATGCTCATTAATTTCTAAAAATGCCTCATTATCATTTAATTGATAAGGAATAAATTCTTCAGGCATATCTACTATTTTTAAAATTTCACCAGTAGTTATGTTATATACTATTGCTTTCATATTATCTCTTTGCTGAAATTGCAGTTATATACCTTGATGTAACATTAGCTTCTACATTTAAGGTCATAGTTAAAGTAATAGATGTATTTATTGGTAAAGTGTATAAAATTGTAGCACCCCATGCACCAACAGCATCACTATTAGCATCAATACAATAATCAAAAAATATAGCACTACCATTTACGTTAAGAAAACAAGTCCTATAGTCAGCTGCTCCTCCACCAGACCCTACTGTAGTTGCACAAAATCCAAAAGAGATAATTAATTGTGTAGGTTCTGTAGTTGATATAACAGGAATAACTAAAGTTTGTATAGTAGCTGCTGTACCAGAACCAGCAGCGGTATAAACTGCTAAAGGAACAGTTACAGCATTTCCTTTTATCTGTAATGTATCAACAGCAAGATCACCTATTTGTGCATTTTGTATAGAAGCATTAGCAATATAAGTAGAAGCATTACTGGAATTGATTTGACCCCCCAAGTTTACACCTATGGTAGCACCCACAGTAGCTCCAGCGGCAGCAGTTGTTTTTTCCAGTCTAACTACCGTTATCGTATCAAGATACACTCCATTGACGGTACAGGTAACTATTGCAGATTTAGATGTTCCAAACTGTGCTGCCGTTATTGTTTGAGTGGATGTTCCGCTATTGGTAGGTGCAGTTTGAAATCCGCTAAATGTCCAAACATAAGTTGGGGTTGTTATGCCGCTAACCAATGCTGTGAAAACAATGTTAGCTTGACCGGCATCTAACGTTCCATCTGTTGCGGTAAAAACCTCAGGCAAATTGGCATTAACAACCACGCTTGGCCCTTGAGCGCCTGCAGCTCCAGCTGTACCAGCAGCACCTGTTGCACCATTTTGAGCTATTACAACGGCAGTAGACCAAGTAGAGTTTGTTTGAGAAACTGTTGGAGCTGTTACAGTAAATGTACAAACAGTTACATATGTTGGAGTTGTACTGCTTGGCGGCATTGTTCTCAACCAACTACCTAAAGTACCTGTTAAAGTATCTGTACTGAAGTTATAAGTAGTACCTGTAGGTAATGCAGGAGCAGTTGCAGCTTGTTGATATAATTCAACCACATGAATAGACACACCATTACTACCTGATGCTCCAGCCACAGCTTCAATCCTTTCATTACTCCAAGTTGTTGCAATGACTGTTGTTGAAGGTGTTGTCGTGCTGAACAAATAATCAACAGCATAAGTAGGCACAGTTGTTGTTGTTGGTTGTGCAATAGACCATCCTGCAGGAGGAGTTAAAGTGTTTGTACTAAAATTATAAGTTCCACCTGTAGGTACAGATGGTTGTGTAGCAACTTGTTGATATACTGTGGCTATATATACAGAAGTTCCGTTTGTACCGTTTGTTCCGTTTGTACCTGCGGTACCTGTTGCTCCAGTTGCACCTGCTTTGCTTTTACTCAAACTTTGTACTTTGGTGGTATTAATAGCCACACCAGTACTTGTTTTACCTGTGATTGTAAAAGTAATACTTGCAGTGTCAGCAGTCATAGCAGAAGCAGCAGCAACGGAAGCATTTCCACTTAAAGCCGTTATTGCTCCAGCAATGATACTTGTCCCCACAGCAGTTACAGTGTACTTGCCGTTGGCGGTTCCTACACCGTCATAAGTTAATAAAGATCCACCTTCATAAACATAAATTAGTGTTGTTGAACCTGCATAAGAGCTTACAACACCTGACGAATCTGCAGGTAATGCTTGAGAATCATTTGACAACACTGCCATGATAGCACTGGAACCTTTGACCGTATATAGAGTCCAATAAGTATTGTTAACAATAGGATAAACAGGAGTTATTACTGTTGCACTTGAAGTATGATCAAGAATACAAGACCAGCCATAGCCTGAAGAATCCATAACAATATCACCAACCACATAATTTACTGCGGTTGCCCAATTACCTTGAAAAACATTTCGAGTTGCATTATCGGCAGGTATACCAGTACCACTAACTGAGCCCCAATTAACTCCTGTACCTGACGCAAGAATAACATTACCTAAATTATCTCTGATTGTTAACTGATTTAAATTTAAGTTTCCGCCCGTTTTATCTAAGCTCCATCCTAGCGTTGAACCGTTGTAATTATCTGATTGGATGGTACCTGATATTTTGGCATTAGTAATAGCCGCATCTAATATATCCGCGCTGGAAATCCATGCTTGTATTGCATATAGGTTTTCAGCGGTGATAGTGTAGCCATTTACCCCATTACCATTGCTGATACTGGTTGAGCCTATAACGCCAGTTGATGCGTTAAAAGGACCATCTATATTGGCATTAGAAACAAACCGTACCCAATAAGCATAAGCGCTTCCCGGATCTACTGAATCAACAAAAATATGGCCATTGCTAGTGCCCACTAATACCGCTGAAGATAGGACGGGTGCATAAACAACTACGCCACCTGTTCCAGTCACAGGTGTTGAATTCAACGTAAAGTTGGCTGTTAAAACCGTACCACCCGACCCAGAGACAGCAGTGCCATTGTAAGTAAATGTAGCGCCTACAACCGGATTAGATCCTAAACCTATGCTTGTCCAATTTATTGTGCCCAATGCGGTAATAATATATTTAGTACCATTAACCAAAGCAGTGATAGCGGGCACTGTAGCACCAATAGACGACCAGTTCGTTGTACCTAACACGTTAATAGTGTAAGAACCACCTACGGTCATACTGGAGGCATTCATTAATGCCGGCGCTCTCCAAATCTCTGTATAACTTAGATTGGCATAGGTACTTGCATTCCACGTCACAAAGTTATTAACCCGCATGCCCTGTACAGCCAAACCCGTCACAGCAGGCGGTGTTGAGGTATCAAGCAAACCAGCAATAGTGGTAGATAAAGCGCTTATGCTGGCACTGGTTACGCCTGCAGAACTAGACTGATTAGCTGCAGAACTAGACTGATTAGCCACCGAAGCCGACATTGCATTAACCGCTTCACGTACAGCAGATAAAAAATTTCGTAATACGGGATCACTTGTGGCTGGAACGCTAGGGACTTGACGTTGATCAGCCATTAACTCAGCTCCGATATAGCATTTGCAATAGCGACAGAATCAATCGAATTTGATCCACTCAATGTCATGGTAAATTCTTTAGCTTTATAGCCTGCAGGCAATCTAAACACATTGCTATTTGGAATAGAGACAGGGCCAAACACGCTAACACCATCTGCAAAAAGTTGCACCGTGATAGCCCCACTGGCATAAATGCGCCCGGCAGAAGGACAAATAGGTGTTGGCATCCTAAAAGGCTTACTGGTCCATGTGAAAGTAGATAATGCGCCAGTTTCCCATGACCAAATAATACCGGTTGAATCTAACAAATACAGTGTATCGGTTGATAAATCATTATAACCACCAACAATCGTAGGAAAACCGCTTAACGTAGTAAGTACATGAGGGCTTTTTCGTGTATCAAACATAAAAGCCGTCGTACTTGAAAAACCTATATATATTCCTTCATAAAAGAACCCTAATAAGGTGGTAGGTGAGTAAGCCTGCCATTGTGTAAGCGTCAAATAATCCAGCGTAGCAACGGTAATATTGCTCTGAGTGATATTAAGCAATCCATCTGGTGAAGCGGCCATGACATACCCCCCCATATCCACGCAACTTTTACAATAGGGAACGGATTGTGGGTTATCGATCTTAATAGCGGTTAATGTGGCCGGATCGGTACCGGTCACTAAATAGGGGCTGCCTTGCGTAAATACGACAATAGAATCGGTAGTAACTGCCAATGCCGTAATTGCATTAGGGAAAGCTAATTCATTAGCAGGCGTCCACGCATGCGGCATGTATTTTTCAGATACACATAATGTATTACCAAAAAAACCAATAAAAAAACCATTTGCGGTGGATTTTAAGCCGATCATTGCCGCATTAGGCGGAAACCATGACGCAGATGGCATGACTTCACCTAGCTGAGTATCAACCAATGAATCTGCATACGTTAAGGTTCCAATAGGTACATCAGCCACAAATTCATACGTGGTTGATGTAGTACTTTGTGCCGTGCGATAAATACGTCTAAATGCCCCCGTTCCCAAATTATAATTTGTGAGCGATTCGGTATTAAAAACAAGATTAGCTGTTTGTGTTGATGTAATGCTGGCCACTGAAACCGGATTAGCCATGGGCGGCCCTTCTTCACCCATAGGCGACACATAACTAAAAGTATAGTAACGCTGATAAGCCGTTCCAGTAGCGGTACCTGTTACACCAATACTTGAAATCATACCATTACCCGGCTGAGTAATGCCTAAACGCATCCCTTGAGCTAATCCAGCCGCTGACGGCATGCCAGTCCATGTATATTGAGGATAAGCGGCTTCACCACCGGTGTAATAAATTCGTCCCCATGTATCATTAGGCACAGGACTCATCGCAACGTCTACGTTAGCATTAGCCCAATAAAGCCATGCAGGTGATCCATATTTAAAAATACTTTTAGGCGTAAACCCTAATGTTGTTGGAGCGGCTACTGCTTGCGTTAACCCCTGTAGCGGCCGAATAGAGCCACGATCAACCCGACAATTTTGCGCAACAACCGCCATGGTGTCATCCAATAATGGCGGGTTAACTTTAGGAGCAATGCCTGAAAAACTGCTTATTTTAAGGCTCATTTTGTGGGTATGTTGTTATTAGCATTACGATCCGCTTCATGTTTGATGCTCAAAATATCAGCAAACATTTTGTAATGATCTTGGCTACGTTGATAATTGCCTGCGCTTTCGGTACCACGACCAAAAGCCCGATACAATACATAGTCTAATAAGGGATTTTGGTAATAATCATCAATAGTTATTTTGGTACCCACATTCATATCTGAAATCAAGACAGGGCGTTGTGAGTAAACTATTTCAATATAGGTCGGTGTAACGGGTTGAGGTGGCCAAACATAGAACGTTTCATTATCATCTTCAGCGTTATACATGGCATGCACCACTACCGCATTAGGTGTGTCATACGACCAATTAGGCATATAACGGTCTAAAACTTTACGCTCAATCTGCCTGATAGCATTACCCGACAATAAACCAGTAGATCCCATGTTTCTGGTAAATTCAATGATACGAATAGAATCCTCAGGTGCTATCTGTTTAGCCCCTGCTACTAATTGAATAGCGGTGGTTGCCGTATTTGAGTTGGGTATTAATAATGCAATTTCAGTTTGTGCATCATTTAACCAACCTAATAATTCGCCCGCCGTCCAATACGTTTGCGACGCATCACCTAATAGTTGTGACGCTTTGTTAATGATAGTGACCGCATCAATGGTAGAGGCCATAACTATTCCTTATCGGGTGTTAGTTAAATTAGCCGCTGGATTCCCACCTTGATTACCATCTGATTGCGATTGACCGCCAATAGAAGAATCAATAGTGTATTTAACGCCAATCGATTGCGAAAACATTTTGTAATGTGATTGGCTTTTACCGTCTTGATTGCCGTATTCAGAGTCTTTAGCAAATGCACGATACAAAATGTAATCTAATAACGCATTAGCATACATATCCTTAATAGTAATTTTAGTGCCAATATTTAGGTCAGAAATTGCCGTTGGCAATGAAGAATAAACAATTTCAATGCTACTCATACCTGATGCAGGTTGTGGCGGATACACATAAAAATCAGTGCTAGAATCTTCAGGATCATACGCTACATGCGTCACAGTTATGCTAGGGGTT